CCGGCCGAGCAGCTCGAGCCAAAGATGAAAGCGGCGATGGCAGGCGCGCGGGAAGCCTGGTTGTATGACTCGCGGCGGATCGCGCGCGATCTACAAGAAGCGCCGTGCGGCGACGTTGAGGCACTGCTTGAAGAGGCCTTCGCCGCCTTTCTACTGCGCCTGTCTCGCTGGCCGGATGTGGATGTAATCGACGATGAGGACGATGCCGAGTGACCGCGTTTACCGCTCCGCAGGGGTTAGCAGATCTGCCGCCGGTTGACGCCTGGGCGGAGCGCGCGCTGGCGTCAATGCTGCGCCGGGTGTTCGCAGAGCTCGCGCCGCGCGAGCCGCTGACAATGTTCGAGTGGGCGGAGCGATATCGCAAGCTGTCGGCCGAAGAGAACCCGGATTACGCCGGTGATTTTGACCTCGACAACACCCCTATCCTGCGGGGCATCCTAGCCGCGCTCAGTCAGCGTGGTGTGGCCCGGGTAGTGGTACAGAAATCCGCTCAGATTGGCTACACCGCGGGCGTGGTCTGCACAGTGCTGGCGTATCACATTCACTGGCGCCCCTGCGTTCAAGTCGTCATGTTCCCGCGAGAGAAAAGCGCCAAGGACTTCGACGCCGAAAAGTTCAGCCCCATGGTGCGTGCTACACGTGAGTTATCAAAGTGCATCCGCCTCAAGAGCCGGTCTGACGGAAACAGCGCGACCCGCAAGCATTACCCCGGCGGGTTGCTGAAACTGGTCGCATCCAATAGTCCGTCGGACGTGAAATCAACATCTGCCCGGGTGCGGGTTGTCGAAGAGCCTGACGACACCAACAAGGACGTCCGTGGGCAGGGTAACTCAATCACGCTGCTACGCGAGCGTGGCAAAGCGATCCGCGACAGCCTCGAGCTGATCGGCGGCACGCCCACCGCCAAGGGCGCCAGCGAAATTGAAAAAGAGATGTCCACCACAGACCAGCGGCGGTTCCTCGCCCCCTGCCACCACTGCGGCGAACGGCACGAAGTTGAGTGGGCGCATGTCGTCATCCCAGGTCTCAACCTCACGCCGGAAGACCTTGCCGCACAGGACATCGATCAGCGCTATCCCAACCGCGACGTTTATGGGCGCGCCCGCTGGGAAGACGCGTTCTACGCCTGCCCGCACTGCGGGGGTATCTGGACCGACCGTGAGCGTGTCGCAAACATCCGTGCTGCGGCAGCTGTACCGCCCCTGTACGGCTGGGAGCCGACGGCCCAGGCATCAGATGCCGGGTACTACTGCAACGAGCTGCAAAGCGTGTTCGAAGGCAGCTATGTGCCTCATCTCGCAAAAAAGTACCTTGTCGCCCTTCACGAGTTTGAAAACGGCGAGCCGGAAAAGATGGTCGCGTTCTGGAACTCGACACGAGGTCTGCCGTGGGAATACAAAGGCGAGTTGCCGGAAGAAGATGAGCTCGAGCAGCGCGCGGAAGACTACCCGGAATGGACCGTGCCCGCCGGCGGTCTAGTGCCCCTGCTGACTGTCGATGTCCAGCACGACCGCCTGGCCGTCACATGCTGGGGGATCGGACGCGGGGAAGAGATGTTTTTGTCATTTTGGGGCGAGCTGTACGGACCCACCATCGTACCGATGCAAGGCGCATGGGAAGAGCTCGCCCAGCTGCTCGGCAAAACCGTGCGGCATGCCAGCGGCTTTGGGCTTGACATTGCCGCCTGTGGCGTAGACTGCTCTGACGGTCAGACCTCTGATGCTGCTTACGCCTTCGTCCGGCGCCACAATCGCCCAGGCAGGCCTGTGCTGGCGTTAAAAGGCGCAAGCGACTCGGAAGGCAAAATCGAGATCTGGACGCCGCCGCGCCCCATCGACCCCAACAACCGCGCGACAAAAGCCAGCCGCTACGGCGTGCAGGTCCACATCGTCGGTACAGCAAAAGCAAAAGATACGTTGCTGGGATGGGCGCAAGAAGGGGGGCGTGTGCGACTCACTGGCAGCGGGCCAGGTCGCATGCACTGGTACAAGAGTGTCCGTCCCGATTTCTACAAACAGCTGCTGAGCGAAATCAAGATCCCCAGTCGCCTCAACCCCCGCAAGCGGCACTGGAAACCCCGCACAGACCGCCGTAACGAAGCCCTGGACTGCACCGTCTACGCCCTCTATCTCTCGCGCCACCTCCGGCTGCATCTGCGCCGGCCGGCGCAATGGGACGTGATCGAGATGACGCTCCGCCAGTGCAAGCTCATCCCCGCGGACGAAGCCGAAGCGCCCGCCGAAGTGCAAACGCCTGCACTGCCTGAGTCGCTCGCAACCCTGCGCGAACAGATCCAGGCCGTGACAACCGCCACCTCCGCGCCCGTCGAAAGCGCCCCGGCGCCGGCCCCCGAACCAGAACCCGACCCGGATCCCGCGCTCGACATCGCCGCCCGCGTGTTCGCCGACCTGGTACGCAAGCGGAACGCCCGCCGTGGCCGGTGACGACCTCTCCCAGATACTGGACCTCGCCCGCCGCGAGCTCGACGACGTGCCGGACGAAGTGTGGGCGCGCTTCGATAGCCTTGTGCGCCGCGCTTTTGGCACTCAGCGCATCTACATTGCCGCGCACCGCAAGAAGCAGCATTTGGAACAGCTGCAACAGGCCGCCGATGACGTCGATACTCAGCGCATCGCCCAGATGCTCGGCGTCACGCCGCGGCGGGTGCGGCAGTTAAAAAAACTCCGGTAGGCGGAAATTTCTTGCCTAGTCTGTGCCGAGCCGAGTTGTCAGAGTGCTGCTGTAGATCACGCGTGACTTGAGGACGCCATGGCACACAGACTGCTCACAAATGTTTTTTGGGCCGGGATCGAGTATGGCCCCGGCTTGCCCGCGGGCGACCAGATCCCGGGGTTATCGCTATCGGATGAAGCCGGCCTTGTGTCCAGCAACCGCGCCGTGTACACCAGCCCTCCGCCTGTCATCAACAACGGACTGCCGGTTTTGTGGGTGCCGAACCCGGATGGGGGGAATAGAATTTCCGGCCCCAGCGGTCAATTCCGCGTGCCGTCGTCTCTGAGAGCAGTGGCCGCAGTCAATCCGGTTGGCTATATCGTTTTGAGTTCAAGCGCAATCACGCGGCATGCGCTGATCTTCGCGCCAGGCGTCACTGATGCCATCGGCTACCGAGTTCGGGTCGATAACGTGCACACAGCTGCAGTGACGTACACTGCTGGCGTAAAGGTCCATGTGCCTGACGCTGTCGGCGACGGCGTGTATGGCGACAAGGCCTGGGACACTCTGACGTTTGGCGGGGCCGCTGCGGTAACCGTCCCTGCCGCAACCGGCGCAACCCCTGCCCACGTCGCGGGCCGTGCTGTGTCGGACATCGTTGCTCGCCCGCTGCCGACAGTGACTATCGGCGGTGTCGTCGGCACGCTGTTTGCCGTGCGTATGCACGGCGTCACAAATGCATCGCGCAATCGCTACGCCACGCTGAGTACGCCTACATCGTCGCCCGCAGGCCTGCTCGCTCGACTTGAGGCTGCTGGCGTAGCGTTTGCGTACAACACGGTCGATTGTGTAACCGACCCCGCACAGCTTCTGAGTATCGCAGCATCTGCGTCAGGCACTGCCGGCCAAACGGCGGACGGCGGGCCTCCCGTATCGATTGAGATTTTCTCGGCTGCGTCTGTTCGCAGGATTGCCCTATTCGGCGCATCCACGATCTCAGGTCAGGGCGACGCTTCGAACAACGGGTTCGTGACTCGGGCAATGCAGGCTGTCGCTGCCGCTGGGTTGCCGGTCAGCGTCTATAACGAGTCGATGCCGAGCAGCCCCACCGCAGCATGTTTTGCACGAGCAAACACGGCGCTGGTGTCCGGCGCATACGATGCTGTCGGCGTGTCGGTATTTTCGGTTAATGACTCGACTGCCGCGGACTGGGGAACGTCGGACTATCTGCCGCGCATTCGCAAACAAATGGACGATTTTTGTCAGGCGGCAAACGCGCTGGGCATTCGTCCGGTGTTGATCACGTTCCAGCCGCTGCAGAATATGACCGACAGTACGGCAAATCAGTACAGCAACTGCCGGTACGCAAACGCCTACGCTCGATCGCTGTCGGCGGTCGGGCTGTGTGACGTGCTCGATATTGCGAACGTGCTGACTGACGAAACTGCGGCAACTGGCACTTGGCGCAACGCAGCATGGACGGGTGATGGAACGCATCCCAACACTGCCGGCCATACTGCGCTGGTCGATCACACCGTTGCGGTATTCCGCAGGATCTAATCCCCCTCGCGCTCATGTCGCCCCCCAACTGCCTCGCTCACGCCCTCGACAAAATTGTGGTCGAGGGCGGCTATCTCGCAGCGAGACGATCGGAGTACTGGGGCTCAATGCATGTGATGCACGTATCGCATGACGGCCAGATTTGCAGCTACATTCCGCCCGTACCGCTCGAGCATCCGCTGAAGGCTCTTTGTGGTTTCGACGGCTACACCGTCGCGGGAGATGCGTTATGGCGGGCGCGTGCAATGTCACCGGGGTGGATGGTGGCGTCCGCATGGTTGTTTGCGCTGGGCGTCACAGGTTGGGCGGTTCGGCGCGCGGCGCGGAAATTTCTTGCCTAGTTTGTTCCCTCTTGCCCGCTCAACATCGCGGGCATGGACTCTTCTGCCGAATTCCTCCCCCCCAACATCCGCGCAGGCGACAATGCCGCCTGGGTGGTTTCTTATGCTGCCTTCCCGGCATCGGCCGGGTGGCAGCTCCACTATCGCCTGTTGTGGCCAAGTGTTGAGGCCATCAGCTTTGACGCCGATGCCCAGGGCGATGATCACGCGGTCAGCCTGACCGGCGCGGATACCGCAACCTGGCATGCTGGCACCGCAACGCTGGTGTGGTGGGTCACACTGGAAGATGACGACACCGATACGCGGCACACGCTCGGGCAGTGCCGCGTGCACATCTTGCCGGACCTCACAACCGCCGCCACGCTTGATCCCCGCAGCATCAATGAACGTGCCCTGGCAGATGCCCAGGCTGCGCTGGCCGCATACATGGCTAGCGGCCGTGCTCACGTCGCGGAATATCAGATCGCCGGCCGGCAGATGAAATTTCGCAGCGCCGACGAACTGCGCGCACTCATCGAGTACTACCAGCGCGAAGTTGCCACCGAGCGCGCCCGCGCCCTGGCGCTCGACGGCGTGGCCCCTGGCCGCATCCTCACGAGGTTCTGACCATGGGCCTGTTATCCCGGATTTTTCAGCGCGGCGAATCGGCCGCTGCGCGCGCGGAATGGATTGATTCCACACTCAGCGCTGCATGTGGCGCGGCGCAAGAATCCTGGTTGCGTGCTCAGCGCCAGGCGCAACGCAGCTTCGAAACAGCCGAAACCCCTGCGTGGACCGAGTCGTGGCCAACGCACGCTGCCCCCATCAATGACGACCTCGCCCGCCAGCTGCCCACTTTGTGGGCGCGTGCGGCGGGTCTGGCCCGCAACAATGAATGGGCGCAGCGCTACCTCATCGAGCTCGACGACGGTGTGCTTGGCCCAAACGGCATGCCACTGCAAATGCGCATGGTGGGCGCCCGCAGCGGCAAGCAAGACACCGCCACCAACAACCGAATCGAAGCCGCATGGCGCGCCTGGGGTGACCAGGCCTGCGAAGTCTCCGGCGTGCCGTGGGCCGAAGTGGAGACGCTTGCACTCAACACCCTGGCGCGTCGCGGCGAGCTGCTCTATCGCTTCCGCCCCAACCCGCGCGCGTACATGGGGTTTCAGATCCAGCTGCTGGACCCGATGCTGCTCGACGTATCGCTTAACCGTGACTACGGCGGCAACCGCATTCGCATGGGCAAGGAGATCGACGACGACGGCCGCCCGGTCGCGTTCTGGCTGCTGATGGCGAAGACGGGCGACGCCCCCGGGCAGTACGTCACCCTGGGGCGGCATGTGCGCATCCCCGCAGCTGAGATCCGCCACCATTACCTGGTGGAAGAACCCGGCCAGCTGCGCGGCATCCCCTGGCTGTCGGTCGGCGCCCGCCGGCTGTGGATGCTCAGGGATTTCGAAGAGTCCGCAGCGGTGGCCAGCTCCAACGCCGCCAAGCGGCAGGGCTTTTTCTACACCCCCACTGGCGAAGCGCCGACCATTGCTGACACAATCGTCAATCGCGTGCTGGACGTGGCCGAAAAAGCCGGCAAAGTCCTGAGCCCGGAAGAGATCCAGCAACTGCAGGCCGCAGCAGACAAGTTTGTCACCACCGTTCCCGGGCAGTTCGACACTCTGCCGCAAGGCACCCAGTTTGCCCCGTTCGAATCCAAGTGGCCGGAAGTCTCCGCCGAAGGCTACATCAAGGGCCACGTGCGCGCCTGGGCCGCTGCCCGGGGCATGAGTTACGTCAGCATCGGCAATGACCTCGAGGCGGTGAACTACTCCAGCGCCCAGGTCGGCATCCTCGCCGAGCGCGAACACTTGAAGAAAACGCAGCACCGCCTGCGCAACTGGCTGCACCGCGAGGTGTTTGCCCAGTGGCTGCCCTGGGCCGTGCTTTACACAACGGGCCTTTCGCCTGATCGGGTGGAGCTCTATGTGTCCGCAGCGACATGGCAGATGCGGCGCTGGTCGCCGCTGGATCCGCTCAAGCAGGCGAAGGCGGACGAAACCAACCTGCGCCTCAAGCTCACCAGCCGCCGCCGCGTGCAGTTGCGCAACGGCGAAGACCCCGACGAGATTGCCGCCGAAGTGCTCGAAGAAGAAGCGCTCTACGGCCCCATCACCCCTGCGCCCGCCGCGGGGCAGGGCGGTGGCGATGACCCCGACGAGAAAGCCGAGCAGGACGACGACGAGCGCGACAGCTAGGCGGAAATTTCTTGCCTAGT